TCAGTTCGGCACGTTCGACGGCTTTGCGAAATGCTGAATAACATGATTTGAAGTAGCGGCCGGGTTTCTCTGGTTTTGGCAGCGCTTCAAAAAAAAAAAATCTTGGCTGATTGGCACCGTCGCTTCAAAAAAATCTTGGCTGATTGGCACCGTTCTGTTTCTGTTGCCTTTTGTCTTGAAAAAGCTAACTTTCAGATTTTTGATTTGTTTGGTTGTTAAAGATTCAGCCTCATCCCACCGTGCGCCGGTTAAAAGGCATAAGCAAGCCACCCAATAAACGCTATCATTCCGGCTATTAAGGCATTCTGCCAGAAGTCTGGTTATTTCTTCATGCCCCAGGTATGCCAGTTCGGCTTCCTCGGATTTGAACGGGCGAACATTGGTTAATGGGTTATCAACCTTCCAGTGACCGAGTCGCTTTAGTTCATTGAATACGGCGCGGAAGTAGGCCAATTCAAGATTCATTGTTCTAGGAGAAACCTGTTTTACACGAGTTGTTCGGGATATCTCTCCAGATAAGCGTTTCTTGCGATACTGGGAAAACAAGGAGGCATCAAACTCATGCGCAAGGGGATCACCCATGCTTTCGCAAGCAAATACCATCGCTGATTTTCTCTTTTCCCCATCATCTAGTGTTATGCCGTGTTCATCGAACCACTGGTTCACTAAGTCAAGAAGTTTGCGGCGATCCTCTTTTCCATCGAGCCAGGGTCTTACGTGGACGTTTTCCATTATGTAAGTCTGATAGGCTATCGCCTCGCCTTTAGTGGAGAACGTCTTTCGGATGCGTTTGCTGGCTTTACCCTGGGGTTTCCCTTCCGGATAAAAGTCCAGCAACCATTTACCATTTTTTCTAACAATGCTCATTTAGGTTATTTCACAACTATATTATCAAGAATTCTGACATCATTTGGAAAAGTGGTTTTGTCATCCTCATTGGTAAAGTGAACCAGTTCATTATCTATTGAGGATAATCTACCAATGTATTTACCGTCATACATAAATGGCACACTATACATTATATCCGAATGTTTTCTCGCAATGTCTGAAAATGATAATCCAGAATATATTTTAGCTACTATTTGATTTTCCCACTTGGATTTGGCATAACTTGCACCCAACTCACGTCCTATACTCTCAATATCAAAGGTTTTTGAGTTTCTATTTATGTCTGAAATTTGCTTCTGTAAACTGAGGAACATATCGTAAATGACACTTTCTTCTTTATTTAAATTTATTTTTTCAACGCTTGCAGGCTGAATTTGTAATAATTTAACAATAGAGTTTACATCATCTTCGGGAGCATTTTCAGTTTCGTGAAGCATTTCAGAAATTAACATGATCTCACTTTTTACACGGTCAACCCGTAATGACGGTGTATAAGGTACATATCTGAAGCCTGAAATATCGAATGGAGGTTTTTCTCTGCCATCAGTAATAAGGATAGTTTTTTTATTGAATGCTTGACGTAAACCAAGTTCATAAAAAACATTTGCATTTTTTGAACTCAAATCACAAATGGCCATATCGCAATCCATGATTTTTTTGAGAATATCAAACATAATCATGTGTGATGCTTTGCTATCATCTGCTCTGTAGGGATGGTAACCTGCCTTAATGCAGGCTGGTTTAATTAGATACTCATATACACGGTTAAAATGCCCTGCTTCATAGTCAGGATGATCAGCTATTGGCATAATAATGAAACATGTTTTATCATTATCTGTTTCAATATTCACTGTTTCTGATTTATTTTTCTTGTCTGACATATTAATTCACTTCTGTGATAGCTAAAATTACACGTCCAATAATGTTGATATCATCTAGCGCGCAATCAAATGCCATACCAACACCACTCACACGCACTTTTTTAATTGGTATACGTGTAAGAGTTCTGATGCTGGTTTTACCTTCAATGTTCACCAGCCATTCGCCGTCGAAAACTTCTGCAAACTTCTGATCGAGGATAAATTGAGCTTTTTCGTCTTGGACACAAATAGGATCTGCTGGTAATGGCGCGCCAGCGCGGAAAAATACTTTGTCAAACATCACATAGCCGGAGTCATAAAGTTGGCCATCAACTAGTTTTTTGCTGGGGAATTTCATTATGTCCAGCTCGGCATCCTCAAACTTTTTGCCTTGTCCTGTCGATAACCATTCTAAGGAAGCTCCTGTTTCTGCAACGCAACGAACAACCATATCTGCGGGAAAAATGCCTCTTTTGAATCTTGCAGAAAGGCTACTCGAAGCCATGTCGAAGTGCTCGGCTAACTGAAGCTTAGATGTAAAACCATACGCCTCAACCACGCGATCAAGTACTTCGCTGCTGTGCCCTATTTGGTCAAAGGGGAATTTGCTCATAAGTGCACGACTTTCGAGTAAGGCGAAAATTTATTGATTTTTCGACTTAGTCGAATTAAAGTCTCTCCGTAATTTAGTTTTAATCGAATGTTGATGAGCGTTGCCGCGCTCAACTGAACAAAGGAGTTTGCCTTATGCGTCCTAATATTACAATCACCATCCCTACCCCTTACCTCCCGATTGATGAATATTGCCGCATTACTGGTACGCCTATGGGGACGGCTCGTGACATGGTGCGTGATGGCCGCCTGCCTATTCGTGGCAAAGGCGATAAGCCTCGTGCACGCGTTGAAATCAACATGGCCGCCCTAACGGTGCAAGCATTAAGCGAATGCAATATTTCGCTTAATGCGTAATCCATCCTACGGATTAGGGAAGGGCTAACAATGTTTGATTATCAGACTTCTAAACATGCGCACTTTGATGCGGCTTGCCGAGCATTTGCGGTTGAGCACAATCTGGAAGATGTGGCCGCTGCCGTTGGTATGAGACCACAGATCCTGCGTAACAAACTGAACCCAGCACAACCGCACCGCTTAACCTGTGACGAGCTTTTAGCCATTACGGATTACACCGAAGATGCGCGTTTACTGGATGGGATGCTGGGGCAGATTAACTGCCTTCCATCCGTGCCGGTGAACAATGCTACAGAAGCAAACATGCAACTGTGTGCTCTTAGCGCCACCGCCAGTGTGGGCGCAATTGCTGGGGAAGCCGTATCAACTGGTCATATGACCGCCGCCCGCCGTACACAAATTCTTGATCGCGCTCGCGATGCTATCCGTAGCCTTTCCGTGTTGGCTTACACCGTTGAAAGCCGTATCCATTCTGCGCCGGTTTTAGCCGCAGCGGTGGATCTGGTCACGACGAATGCCACTGGCCTGATGTGAGGGAACATTATGAAAGCGTTTGTGACTTACCTGAAAAAAGAATCACCGGCTATGCAGTTACCCAGTGGTTCAACCGGTTGGATAGAACTGCCGAACGGCCAGCGCTGGAATCCTGGTCACACCTATAAATTCAATGCACATGAGTCTGTCCAGATGAAGGGCGGTTCTGTTCTGCGTTTCCTGACGACTAAAACCCGCCGCCTGCTGGGAATGGTTGGGGGGCGTTATGGCAATTAACCAGGAACAGCAAAAGCGTGGGCTGGATCATCTTAAAAAGATTCGGCGCAAATATTTCAGTACTAGCAGTGAAGCCGCTGAATGGTGGGACAACCTGACACCAGAATGGCGCGGGGTGGTTCTTCATGCTGCTGCAATCAATTCCAGATCCGGAGTTTTTAAACGCAGCTTAAGTAATTGTTGCTGGCGAGAACTTTTTGAGCGGTTGGAGTATCGGGACATGATACAGCTGCGCCAGGGAATTTCCCGTGCTCGTTTAACTTTTAGCGGATTCGGGAGTTTACGGGACAGTGATTTCTCCAGACGAACCGCTGAACGTCCAGTAAAAATCGTCCATCCCATTAATACCAGGAACAAGGTGCAGATGATTATCGCACCTCATATTGTCCATAAATTGCAGCAGGGGAATCACTGATGAGCATTATTTCTGTAGAGGGTAAATCGTTGGGGTCTGAACTGGCTGTGTGGGGAGTCCCGCATAACTACGCGGTAGCGTTTGCAGAGAAAAGCGCCAGTAAAAATGGCCGCATTGCGTTGCATCCGTTCTTCTTCAATGACACCGAACACATGACTAACCAGCGCCACTGGCTGGCGATCAATGCCGCTTTCTGGTGCTGCGTGTACCGCGAAGCTGAGAGCAAAGAGGCACAGATTGAAGCGCTGGCGGGGATTCGCGCAATTTTCTATACAGCCGGGGCGCTGGGTGTTGGCGAGATAAAGGCGCTGATCCAGGAGTGGTGGCGGACAACCTATGAGCTTCACCTTATTCCGGCACCGAATTATTCAGCCGTCACTACACAACCCGCTTTTCACTAATTAACAACCTGAATTTTTTGGCCACGGTTCAAGTGGCCGGGGATTCTTTTGTCTTAAGGATATTGAAATGGCACAAATTAGCTCTGAAGTAAACGTTACTACTCCTCTTTCAAACTATCAGGAAATCTTAAAAAAAGCCGTAGATGAGGGAAAGGCAGCAGCCGCTGTTCTGTTTTCCTCTCGTCTGGATAAGCTGGCCACCCATGCGGCCACCGAGGGGCTTAATGCTGCTGAAATAATTGAACTGTTGCGCGAAGAATCGGTGATTTTTGGTAAGGGCGGTGCCGCATGGCAGTAAAAACTCCTCTTAAATGGGTGGGCAGCAAAGCCCGCCTTATGCCGAAGTTGCGCCAGCATCTTCCAGAAGGTAAACGCCTGGTTGAACCGTTCGCCGGTTCCTGTGCCGTCATGATGAATACGGATTATGACGAGTATCTGATTGCAGATGTGAATCCTGATCTGGTTAATCTTTATAAAGCGATGGCATATCACACAGATGCGTTGCTTAATGAGCTGGAGATTCTTTTTAACGCTGGTTCGTTAGGCGATGAAGAAAGCCGGGCGGTTTTCTATTATGCGGTGCGTGATGCTTTCAACCAGTCAGGTAAATCCTTTGGTTCGGAATCCGTAGAAGCTGCTGCGCGTTTCCTGTACCTGAACCGGCACTGCTTTAATGGCCTGTGCCGGTACAATCGCCGCGGTCAGTTCAATGTTCCGTTCGGTAAGTACAAAAAGCCTTATTTCCCTGCTGATGAAATCAGCGCCTTTGCTGAAAAAGCAAAGCGCGCAACATTCATTACTGCCCACTATTTAGAAACGCTTGATTTGGTTCGGGACGGGAATGACGTTGTTTACTGCGATCCGCCTTATCTGACTGATAGCGATAATTTCACCGCTTACCATGAGCGTGGTTTTTCGCATATGGATCAGGGGCGGCTGGCGCGTAAGCTGCGGCGCTTGGCTGAACGTGGAATTCAGGTAGTCGCGTCAAACAGCGATCTGGAAATGGTGCATTACCTTTATGCAGGTTTTAACTCGGTAAGGGTTAATGCGCCGCGTAGTGTTGGTGCGGCAGCTGCAAGCCCGAAAATGGCGGCAGAACTGATTCTTAAATGGCCTTTACCGGCGACTCCTGAGGCCAGCGCATGACGCTGGCAATAAACGAAGATTGCTACGCCGTTGATGCCTGGCGGCGTGAAACCTTCGCGCCAGGTACACCGGCAGACGTGACAATCACGGAGCGCCGCCTGTGGGCTGTAAACCCGCAGGATCATAAATGGCGTGCTCAATACCTGCATGAAATACCCGACTGGTTAGCCGGGTATTTTGGCCGTCGCTACGAAAAGCTTTTTACTGGCCATGACGGGCGTCGCCGTGCCAATACATTCCTGCGTCAGACTATTGGAGGGAATGTATTGCCACGTCTGCGCAAAGTGGCTGCTCGTTATAAGCTGGCCGCTGATGCAATAGACCTTCCTTTTGGCAAGTCGCTGGAACGCCTGCCGTCACTTGACCGCCCGGAACTTAAAAAACTGGCTGGCCAGATATCTGGCTGGATCTCCCAGTCGCTGTATGACTTCACCGAACGGTTTGATTCCGGCACTGATGACGCTAAAGAGCTGCACCGCCGAACGATGGAGTCTTATCGCTATCTTTGTGCGTGCAGCCTGATGCTGAATAATCAGCCGCCATACTGGGCAGAACATGAAGCCAATGCCGGGCAACTGGAAACACGTAAGGCTGAATCCGGCATTCTTCGAATGATGGCACCTGAATGGTGGTATCTGCGCCTGAAGCGAGCGCGTGACGTACAGCGTGAGCATATGGCCATAGCCGTGGGGCAGGTGCAGAAAGCGGCCAGCGCTTATGTATCCCGTAAAACCCTGGGGGAATGGATAGAACAGAAAAAGCGAAATCTGGAGTTCTTTAAAAAGTTTGATCTGCTGAATGATGAAGGGCTGCGCATTGCACTGGACAGCATGGTACACCGCAGCGTTGCAAATCCGGCGATCCGTCGCTGTGAGCTAATGGTAAGAATGCGAGGATTTGAAGATATGGCCAATGAAGAAGGGCTGGCCGGTGAGTTTTACACTATCACTGCGCCATCTCGTTTCCATGCGGTACACAGCAAAGGGGGCTTTGTATCGCAATGGGATGGAAGTACGCCGCAGGATACCCAGCGCTATTTATGTGGCGTATGGGCAAAAGCCCGTGCCGCGATCTCGCGTGCGGGTATCCATGTATTTGGGTTCAGGGTTGTCGAACCTCACCATGACGGGACACCGCACTGGCATATGTTGCTGTTCATGCGCCCGCAGGACGTGGACACGGTGCGAGATATTCTTTGTTATCACGCCAGAATTACCGATTCCGAAGAACTGCAAACGCAAAATGCGCTAAAGGCACGTTTCCATGTTGAAGCTATCGATCCCGCAAAGGGGTCAGCGACGGGCTACATCGCCAAATACATTTCCAAAAACATTGATGGATTTGCGCTGGATGGCGAGCAGGACGAAGAAACCGGCGAAAACCTGCGGGATATGGCCAAATCCGTTTCTGCATGGGCTTCACGCTGGCGTATTCGCCAGTTTCAGCAGATTGGCGGTGCGCCGGTGACGGTCTGGCGTGAGCTTCGTCGATTGCGGGATCAGGTGCTGACCGATCGCAGAATGGATGCGGTTCTGGCTGCTGCTGATGTCGGGGACTGGGCTGCATATACCCAGGCGCAGGGCGGCGCGCTGGTTGCCCGCCGTGATCTGGTTGTTCGTCTGGCCTATGAAATTACGGAACAGGGTAACGAATATGCGGAGGACGTGCAGCGCGTACAGGGTATTTATTCTCCTTTGGTTCCAGATTCAGAGGTCTGCACCCGTCTGGTTAGTTCTGTCAATAACTGTACGGAGGGTGCTTGGAGTTCTGTCAATAACTGTACGGAGGGTGGAACCCGCAGACGGTTAAAACTGGAATTAAGAGGCCGGGGGTTCGATGGTTCTGATGAAGAAATCGACATTCTGAAACGAGGGGGTGGGCTTCGTTTCGGCCAGTCAGCACTTATTTACCGGAACGGAAGATTGCAGGAGACGCAAAACGAGCCAATGCAGGAGCTTTGGCCGGGATGGTTATGACGTTGTAACTCTGTGAAACATATCTATTTGTCACCAGGTAGACAGAAAAATATGTTTCACAATTAGTGCTTAAAGGTGTACTGTATGTTTATACAGTTGTTGTTTGTTTGGGAGGGTAAATGGATATTCTGGAGGCGTCGGCACAGCTGGAACGCATTGAGTGGTTGGCCAAGATTGCCCATATTTACGAAAGTAACCAAAGAGAGAAAACGATAGCTTTGTATTGGATTGGAGAGATTGCAGGAGAAATGCGGGAAAAGGTTAGTAAGGCGATGAAAAGCCCCCAAAAAGGGGGATTGTCAGGCGGCGGGAGTCGCTTTCAGTAAGTCTAATGCCATCTGACGCTGATCGGGTGAAAGGGCATTCAGTATTTTTTGTACCATAGCATCACCTGTTTTAGCGCTTGGGCTGAGAGTGTGGGAGAACGTCAGATTCATGACAAACGTGTGGCCACACAGATCACGAGTCCACTTATACTG